ATTTAGCCGCGCAGGCGATCAGGGAGGCATCGTCGATATAATCTGAAGTGACCCAATTACCGAATCCCCAAGTGTTATTGAGGATTATTTCTCGCGAGATAAACAGGGGATTTTGTGTCCATTGAGTGACCCAGGATCCATTAGAATAGACCGGAACTTTTACTCCTTGAACTAAAGCAGTCAGCGTGGGAGCAGAATCGCTTAAAGTCGAAGTCGCAAGTGCCCTGATTCCTACTACAGCATATCCGGCATAAGTCTGAGGATCGACTTCTTGGATTTCAGTTAATTTGGCAACATTAACAGTCGTTGACGCGCTATCTTTTCCGCCCGAAGTAAACCGAGCTTCAGCTCTAAAACAATGAATCTGACTTACTCGGATGTCATATCTTCCGGCTGTCAATCCATCTACCAAGATCGCCCATCTTGCCACCGATGCTCTCGCGGCCGCAGCAAGGTATTCACCTGCATCAGTCCAAGTCCCTCCGACATATTGATTAAGACTATCTTTATGAACGCGATACTCAATTTTTATCGTAGTATCGTTATAGCCAATTCCGGTTGAACCTGCGAAATAAAGACCCTGCGGAGCTTCGAGATGAACCTTGAATGAAGTAATTGGATTCCCTTCTGTCGTGGTGTATTGGTAACGATTATCGTATAGACATCGCCACCGGACTGTTCCATCTTGCACCTCTTGCCCGTCAACGGTAGGCCATACAGGTTCTGTGTGCCCGGTTATTCCCTCATTCGTCTGAGTTTGAGGATCATCTTGCGTTACAGCGAGATAAATAAACCCTTGATACGCAAGACTTGTCGTGTCGTTTGGAATACAATAATACCCGTCGAGGATTTTATCTCCCGCCCTCCACTTAGGTGTCCAAGGAATCTCGGTTCCGATCTGATAGGCGGTTTCGATCGTATCAAATCCGGGAATAGCAGTCTGATCTTGAGTTCCATTTTTCGTGTATAGTTCGACATCTGATCCGTAGTTTGCGATCGGATTATCATTTAGTCGAACATCAGTGATTGAATTGACTTCTCCGTGTCCGAGAACGCCAAGCATATTTAGGTACAGTTTTGTGCGCGCAAGATCAAAGGTAAATCTCTTTCCGGGAGCAGCTCGGACATATTCTTCATCTATTGAATAGTATATTACCTTGACACCAACTCGGTGCTGACCGAAAACTACCGGAACGGGATCTCCGCCACCGTACGAGTTTTGAGCGCCATTCCAACCGTAAGAAGTCGGGGAATTATCCTGCTGTTGTCCTTTCGGTTTTGCCGGAGCAGTAAGATAAGAAAGAAGGGTACTAATCGCGAAAGAGATTACCATCTGCACGACCAATGCAACGAGATAATGCGCTGCCAAGTACGCTCCAATGGCAGCGATCGTTTCGCCGATTCCAAAATCTCCGATTGCCGGAATTACGATTATTTCATCGCCTTTATCCGGAATGACAGAATCGAGCAGCTCTTTCGCGCTTTCTATGTCAAGGGGTGTTAATTTATGAAGCTCATTCTCAGGAATATGCGGATAAGATTTTCCGCTTATTATGATCCTGTTAAGAATGATTCCGTCAAGTTCTTCGGGAAGATAATACGAAAGGGGTTTATTCAGAGCGTATTCTTTTTCCCACTTCTCGAATTTTACCGAACCGCGCTCGTCAACTCCTATCGGAAGCTTTATTGAAATATCGCTGATGTCAAATTTCGGAAGCATAGTTTTTAGGATGCCTTAAATAGCCTGCAATTCTATCTTTCCACGGAGAATCAGTTATCCGGCTTAAAATTACTTCGCTGTTCCCGTCTTTTCGCCCGAGCGAATGGAGAAACTCGTTTTCGCCGAGGTAGATCCCGATATGATTAACAACGATCGGATGGTTCTGAATAAGAACCACATCTCCAAACTTCGGAGCTTTAACCACCTTCATTACTCTCAGCATTTCCATATAGTCGGTCGGAATCTCTATCTCGAAGATCATTTTATAGAAGTCGATCGAGAACATCCGGCAGGAGGCGAACCCTTCTCCGAAGTTTTGACCGAGATATTTTCGAACGAGTTCTGTTATCTGAGCGCGGTCCATTAGATCGTTCCTACTGAGTATTTAGGCTGAGTAATCGGGAGCGCAGGGAATCTTGTGCGATCATAACTCTGAATTGGACCCTCGATATTGTACGCGTCAACCATTATCGAAAGCGTAAAAGTAATGACTGTCTTTTGCGCTGTAGCTCCCACGATGGTAAATTTTTCCGGAATTACCGAGTAGATCGGGTCATTCAGGAAAGCGAGATTTACCATATAGATATTTCCCTGCATTCCGGAAAGTCCTTTGTTTTGTCGAAGGTAATTCATCAGGATTCCCCCTGCATTTCCAACGCTTATCTGAGCTGAAGGGATCTCACCTTTTGAGCTGAATTTGAATTCTCCGATAATGAGAGGAAACGGGATCCAAGTATAGCTGTTCCAAGTTACCGCGCTAATATGATTGGTTATCCGGTAATAGCCCTCAGGAAGTTGAAGCTCAAGCAAATAGATCCAGGAATCTTTCTGCTCTAATTTGTTCTTTTGCGTCTTTAGATCGGTAGAGATATTAAAAGGCATTTCCGTAGATCTCCACGAAGGTTATTTCCGCGTCTGCCATAGTGTAAAGTCCGGGTTTGATCGGAACGATATTTATCTCAGTCGGGGGGAGCGCGCACAATACCCAAGTGGCGTACAAGGGCATATAGACATAGAAACTCGCGACGCGCCCTTTCCGGTTATTGATAAAGTCGATCAGGGTCTGTAGTTGATTGTTTTTCCAACAGATCCAAGTTATTGACCCGTCGAATGTCGGAGCTTCCGGGTTTGCATTCCACGCAGGCTCGCTACCTCCCGACATTCCTGCGCTCGCGCACATATAAACATAGGATCCGCCCGATGAGGGCGTTACATATTTCCCTACCGAATAGCTCGTACTTTGCGCCCAGGTTGTCGGATTCTGATTTAAAAAGGTATTAAAGACGCGAAATTTCGCCTTCCAAGTTCTAAGCATATATCCGAAAGACAGGCGCTCGCTGTATCTCTTTTCGAATTGGTTCTCGATCAAAGGCCAATCAGTAGAATATTCGTCTGAGCTTGTTAGCTGTAAAGCGAAAATGGGGAAGTAGAGAAAGCTTTTATAATCGAGCACAGAAAAGAGTGAATATAATTTCTGCGTGGTATCGAGAACAAAGACACGCGTTACTTTTCCGATGTTTTTCCGGTTAGCTTTTATCTTTAAATAGGTATTCTCCGCCATCAGTTTTTGAGTCCTGAGTGCGGTTCCCCTGCGGAATTTATTTCCGTGAAGTGTTCTTTTTGGTGATACGGTTTGAACAGCCATATTCTCTATTTCTGATTCTTAATTTGTTGATATATGTGTCCACCCGTTCGGTATTTCGAAGCTATAATCAGATCGAGTTCATCAGGCGTATGCCTCATTTTAGCGATCAATCCCTGGTCGAGAGAAATATCAAGACCAATTTGCTGTGGTTTTGTCTGAACTCCGGCTCCCTTTGGGATAACCTTTTCTCCCCGTTGCAGGATGGCTGGATATTCGTCTGAATGTAAGCCTTTGTGCAGTCTTGGCGCGGTGGCGAACATCGCGCTCGAAACTACCCTGCCCGGAACAGAACTATACCCAACGGTTCCTCCGGAGTGGAATTCTCCTGCGGTATAAGCCGGAACGAAGTCTGCACCACCCCATCCGCCCGTAGGCAAGTTGACTGTCGGGTTAGCTCCCCCTCCCATCCCCAATGCGCCTATGATCCCTCCGATTCCGCCTACCGGAGTTCCGCCACCGAGTAAGCTGATCAACTCCTGGGCGATGGGGATAGTTATTTCCATCTGAACGATAAGCTTTAAAATATCTTTGAGGATCGAAGCGATCATATCGCTAAAGCCGATTTTTCCTGTGGTGAAGAAATTAACGATCGCATCCGTCATTCCGCTCATTGCGGTATTAACGCCGTCTGAGATCGCCTTATATCCGTCTTTATTCTGAACTACCCATCCTTTTAAGGCCTCTGTCATTTTCCCCTGAGTAGTCATGAGATTCTCCTGCTGTTTTTTTGCAGCGTCTGAATATTGGTTTATTGCGGTGATAAGCTGTTGCTGTAGCTGAACCTGATCTGATAAGGCTTTATTATCGAGAACTTTTTGGACCGCTTCTGCGCGCTCTGCTTCGATCAGGAGAGCTTTTTGCTTATACGATTCCTCATAATCACCATTAAGGAGCGCGAGTTTATCCCGGTAATCCATTGTCGATTTATTTAGCTGATCGATCGCTTCTTGCTCTTTTTTAGATCCTTCTGCTGTTTTGACAGCAGTTTCAGAAGTGATTAATGCGCCTTTTCCCATCAGGATATTGAGTTGATTTTGAAGATCCATTACCTTCTTAATCCCTTCTTCCTTAACTTTATTTGCCTGATCATGCAAAAGCGCAGAAGCTCCGTAGGCAGCGACTATCTTTGTATAGTATTCTTGAGTGGTCGTGATTTCTTTTTGCGTCGTATCGATCTGAACCGCGAGATCATCTTTCGCGCCCTTATCTTTAGCAGCCAAGTATTCGCGCCATCCGATGATCCCTTTTTGATACGCGACTTCGGTGTAATTCATCGCGGTTTCTGTTTGCTCTTTATAAACATCGTAAGCTGTTTTCATCTGATCAATTACAGCTTGAAGTTCGACCTTGAGCGTCGAAGCCAATACTCCTGCATTTTTTTGAGCAAGGACTTCGGCTTGAAGCTTTTTATCGGCATCAGTTTGGGTATTTGTCGATGGTCCTGCCGGATTCGGAACTGCTCCCGAGCCTGCCGGAGTCGTAGGCTTTTTATCCGGTTGCCACGAGAAGTCAAAAACCATCGTCTTTGCTTCTTGTTTTCCCCCGAAAGTATCTCCGAACCAATCTAAATACCCGAGCCATCTCTTTTTAGTTTCATCTAAAGTATCTCCCCATTCCTTCCAATCCCGTTTCCAAGCTTCTATAAAAGTCCCCATAACCGTAATTAGACCTTCTCCGATTGCGTCTTTAAGCTCCTTAATCTCGGCTTTATATGTTTGGATCTTTTCTATCCCGTTTTCTTGAAGCGCGCCTCCGAATGCTTTCTGAGCTAAGAGGAACCGATCCCAAGCGAGTGAAAAAGCATCGACATCTGTAATTCCCAAGCGCATAGCCTGCTGTACAAGCACCATTTCTTCTCGGGTAGCAAGTCCGAATTTCCTGAGTGCACCTACATCTTTGTTCCCGATTGCGTCAGCAATCTCGGCAAAGGCTTGAGAAACATCTTCCCCGGCCACGCGCGCTCCAAGGCGAGCCATCTCCATAATCTGAGTTAGCTTTTTATCGTCTAACCCTGATATCATTCCGCTGACAGCCTTCTGCATAATTTCCGTGTCAGCAACGGTTCCGGCGGAGGCTTGTTTAAGCGCGGTTAAAAGAGTTGCTGAATTTACTCCGAATGATTGCGCTACCATTTGAAATGATTGCGCGGCCTGCTCTGCTTTTCCTCCCATTTCCGCGAACTGAATAAATCCGTATCCTGCGAGAGCAGTTAGCGCGCCCGTAACGCTGAATATCGAGCTCTCGATTGACTTAAAACTACTCTGCGAACTTTCGCAGTATTCCTTTGTTTTCTGCTTTGCCTGCTCTAACCCGATCGTAACGCCTGAAACATCGGATTTTACTTCGACATAAACCTGACCACCTTTAGGCATCTAAGGACCTCTGATTATATTTTGCTTTTATTTCTGAAAACACAGCGATCACCTTTTCGAAACATTCTATCTTTTCTTCGATCTCGTATTCCTCAATCGCTTTCCAAACTGACGCGTGATTAATGTCGACAATATAGACGCCACTCATTCCGGAAAGGAAAATTACTTGTCCTTGAACTAACTGATAGATAAAAAATGCACTTTCGTTTTCCGGTAATAACGATGGCGTACAAGTCGCGCAATCTGGTTCTTTTCCACTTTGAGAGTTTATGTATCTGCAAGCGTCACAGTCAGGCCTCTCTGCTACCCGTTCTATGACCTCTATGAGTTTTTTATTTCTTCCTCGAAAGCCTGCTTTTTCCCTGTTTTAATAACTTCGATACATTCGTCGATCCAAGTCCGGAATGGAATGTTCGATGCCATCAAGATTTTATTCTCTTTCGTACAGGGAATCGGTTCGCCTTCCAGATCCACGAAGTTCCAATCAACGATTATGAGATCAAGCATAAGTTCAGAAAAAACGAGATCCCGATCGAGATCGGAATCGATATACTGAACGCGCTGATAGACTTTCGTTTTCGGATCGAGTTTGAATTCTGCCGTCTGCTTGATATTCGATTTCTTGATAATTTCAAGAAGTTCTTTTCTGTTCGGCTGACTGATCAGAACCCATTCCTGACCGGAATCATCTCCCGGCCAATAGAATTTAGTCGGTTTTGCAATATTTTTAATATCGATAGGCATTATATTTTTCCTCCCTTTACTCAATAAAGTTTTAAGTTGAACAGGACCACGCTAATACGCCACCGCTGACTTTCGCGGTAAAAGAGATCGTTCCCAATCCTGCCTTATCTTGTCCTACCTGAATATCGGTTAGGTAGAGATAAGCGGAGCTTCCGGTTGCTGACCAATAACCCTTATTTCCAAGTGAGGTATCGGTATTTCCCCAAAAGCGCATCTTCCGGAGCTTATAAACTGACGAATTGCAAATCGGCTTTCCGCTCGTAAAAGCCTGGATCAACTTCATCTGACCGGAGCTATTTGATGGATCGAAATACCCATCCCAATCGATGCTTCCCGGATCGAGAATACTCGGAGTAAATTTCTTTGCGACATCTTGGAAAGCGGAGTACTCGATCATAGTTCTCTGCCAACCTTTGATTCCCCACTTTCCCTGTTCAGAAACCGTTACTGTTCCGCCTGTCGTTCGGACAGTAACCTTGCCTTTCCTTCCTTCGGTAACAGCCATTTTAAGTCACCTCCTTAAAAGTTGCTTTTTTAACGATTTATGGAGTAACGGTTGACCACGAGAGCAATCCGTTAGTTATCGTTCCTTTTATTGAGATCGTTCCAAGACCGCCCTTGTCCTGTCCGAAATCAATCGAAGTAATGTAAATCCTTCCCGATGAATCGTATCCCGTCGCTGACCAATATCCGAATCCGGTAAGTGTGGTATCGCTATTGTTCCAAACTCGAAGCTGACTAAGAACCCCTGCAACCGTAGAATTTTGAATGTAAGTCCCTGACGAGAGCGACTTGATCAGTTTTCTATGCATTGTGCTTGACGGGTCCCAATAACCATCAAAGCTGAGACCTCCCGGTGTCAACTGACTTGGGTAGAACTTTTTAATGGTATCTTGGAACGCAACCTTCTCGATCATTGTCCGCTGAAAGCCCTGAATCTGCCATTTCCCCATTTCTGCGATCGTATAGCGCGTTCTTGCAGTCGAGGAACAGTTACGGATTTGGATCTTGCCTTTCCTTCCTTCAGTAATCATTTCGTATCACCCCCTTGAACTAAATTTTTTCGAGCAAAACATCATACTCGATTATCTTCTGCCAAACTGTCTTTGCGTCTGGTGTATCTAAAATAAATTCAACATTCGGGCTTGCCGAACGCCTAATAGTGTGGCCAGATCGATAACCGGAAGTATTGAGAACCGTATCGTCGTAAATGGCTGTTAAGAGATCATACATCGTGGAAGTCTGATTGATCAGTTCCGAGCTTGAGTAGAGCGCGAATTGAATGCGCATTTTCTCGAAGTCGCTCTGAAATTGCCAGTCGTGGATCTGAGCCACGATCGAATAGACGATATAAGGAAACGCTACATCTTGAGGCGCGCGCTCCGCATACATTCGACCGCCAACCTTATTAAAGATCGCTGTCTTTCCGCCCGTTGAAGAAGAAGAAAATCGGTTATAAATTGCTTTGTAAAATGGTTTCATAAAGTATTAATCCGTCGTTGGAGTTGGCGGAGTTTCAGAAGCAATCCCTGTCTGAAATAGATCTAAAATTTTCTGTTCGTTCATAGCTGTCGCTTGCGCCATAAAATGAAGCGCAGGCATTTTCCCGGTTTGACTAATTTCTACCCATCTTCCGTTAATCTTTACGCGCCACTTGCCGCCCGGACGAAGTTTCCCTGCTCGAGCGAGAGCGGATTTATCGGTTGCATACCGAAGATGCGGAATCCCATTTTCCACGATCCAACTAATGGGATCACCTGAATAAGCGAGATAGCTTAATCCATATTTTCCTCTTTTTACGGTTAGCCTTTTCGCGAGCGTTCCTGAGTGAGAATGGCCTAAAGCGATTCTCTTGGCATCGTCTTTGATAAAAGTCGCACCCTCCTTACAAAGTTCGAGCGCGGTTTTACTAAATTGCTCGTTTAATTCGTCGTACCAGGTAAAGGTAATATTCCCTTGAGCAGAAAGGCTATAAACTTGCGTTTCAGGCATTAGGTTGACATATCCTCCGTAGCCAAGATCTCGTAAGAAATGTTTCGTTCATCGGGATTGATCACCGATGAAATGCTGAAATATCGCTTTCCGAACTGAATCCGGTATTTTCCGGGCACGATTTTAAAACTCTGTAGATAGCGCATCGTAATCTTGTGAGTTACTTCTGCGTGAACAGTTTTGAGAGAAATGAGTTCCCTGCTTCGCATCGGTTCGATCGCCGCCCAAACTGTCGCGATCGGAATAGTTGACCAATGCAAAGTTCCACCGCTAATATCGTCTTTAACGAGATTCATCCTTTGAATCGAAACTTGATGGCGCAATCTTCCTATGTTCACGGATTTAGTATCCTGTAAGGTTGTAAAAGAGCTTTAACCGATTCCGGTACTTCATAATTGTTCTGAGTTTGAACGATTCCTCTGTTTTCGTAATAATGGGCGATAAGCATTTTTATAGCCACTTTGTAATGTTCGGGAAGCGTCGTAGAGCCCGCTGAGGAGGCGCAACCGCAAGAGAACGATATCTCGATCGGGTTATTATTATGCAGAACTTCTGTAGGCCATATAGCGCAGTAATCCAGCACCAACCTCCCCGGTTCGCTGACGGTATCGGTTTTCCACGCAGTCGAAGAAAAGACTTTAATCAGGCCCGTAGAAGTCTTATAAGTCATTCCGGTAGAAGGGACCGAGCGCAAAGGAGGATAAGGAATATCAAAGCTGTCCCAATTCCTGCGGTCCCAATTCTTTCCCGATGGCCACCAATCGAAATAGACTTTCCACTTCTCATATAGAAGCTTTCTTCCCACGATATCCTCTACCCGTTTATGCGCGGTAAAACGCAAGCTTCCGAGAAGATCATCTTCGTTTGTTTCTCCCAAAGGTAAGCGCATATAATCCTTAATATCCTTGAGATCGATCGCCTGATAAGGAGATGATGAAACCCTTACTGTTTTCATACCAATGACATTTCCTTCATATAGATCCGGTTATAATCGAACTGCTTAATGAAAGAAGTTGATCCGAACTTGACGCTCAGTTTTACCGTCATATAATGCAACCCGGTAGGGAGAGC